GATTACTCGGCCTCAGCACTGCCGCAGATCGACACGATCACCCAGAGCGGATCGCTGACCTGCACGGTAACTGTTACCGACAGCCGTGGCCGGACAGCCAGCAAGACGGCAACCGTGACCTTCGTGGCCTATGCCGCACCAAAGTTCACCAAATGCGTCAGTGAGCGTGCGACCTCAGCCGGTGAGCTGGATAACGACGGTACCTACTTTAAGAGCACGACCAGCATCACCTACTCTGCCTGCAACAGTAAGAACGCCATTACACTGACAGTGAAGTATAAGAAAACCGACGCCGTACTCTATGGAACCGCAACAACGATCACACCGGGAGTCAACACCTGCGGCGGCGATCTGAACACGGAGTTTTCCTATGATGTGCTTTATACCGTAAAAGACCAGTTCACGACAGTCACCTACATCGACTACGTCTCCACCGCGATCTACCTGATGCACTTCCTGCACGGCGGTCGCGGTGTTGCTTTCGGCCAGAAGGCCACGATGGAGGATTACCTTGACTGTGCCTTCAAAGCGCTGTTCCGCGATCAGGTCTTTTTCATGACTGGAAACGGTGTGCAGGTGGATGTCCGAGATATCATCACACTGGGTACGCAGACCCTGACCTCCTTTGGAGATGGTCTCTACCTGTGTGCCAAGGACGGTAAGCTGATCGCAAACGTGCCGACCATCGGTACCGGGACGCCTACTTCGCTCACGAACGGGCAGTTCCTGTATGCGAACAACGGCAAGATCGGCAGTCGGACAATTCCGCTCTCGGCGCTGACGGACGGTGTGATCAAGGCCGGTGATTCTGTCACCACGGCAAATATGGTGATGAACGGGTATATCACATCTTCTTCGACGGAGTTGTTCTTTGAGGTTCCTCTCGGAAAGCTCATCACTGCAGCATCTGCCACCCTTACCACAGGAACCTTTACCGCCCGTACCATCAACGGATATGCCTATAACAAGGCATCCGGATCTGGCGGCTCATACAGCGGCCTCACCGCGACGAACTTCACGCCGGTTGTCGCCCTCAACAAGTCAAGCGGTACCGTCCGCATCCGCCTGCTCAACTCCACCAAATGGACGCAGTCCAGCGGAACGGCTATCACAAACAACACGCCGATCAGTGTGGTCGGCACCCTGACGCTTAAGTTCGCCTAAGCACTGCACCATATCGATTGACGAAGGCATCCAGTTCCGGGTGCCTTTTTCATTACATAAAACCCAAGTCAAAGGAGGATTATCATTATGAAAGAGTTTTGGAATCTGTGCCAGTTTCTTTTCACCGCTGCCGGAGGGTGGCTCGGCTACTTCCTCGGAGGCTGCGACGGTCTGCTGTTCGCATTGGTTCTCTTTGCTGTTGCCGATTACATCACCGGCGTCATGTGCGCGATAGCTGATAAAAAGCTGTCCAGTGAGGTCGGATTCAAAGGGATCTGCCGTAAGGTCATCATCTTCATGCTGGTAGGCGTCGCGCATGTCATCGACGTCAATGTAATCGCAACGGGTTCTGTGCTCCGCACTGCAGTTATTTTCTTCTACCTCTCCAACGAAGGTGTGAGCCTTCTTGAGAATGCCGGTCACCTTGGCCTGCCGATTCCGGAAAAGCTGAAGGTCGTGCTGGAACAGTTGCATGACAGATCTGAGAAAAGTGACGAGTAACCGGTAGTCAGGGGTAAGGTATGGAGCCTTGCCCCTTCTCTTACGAAAGGACGGAAACAACAATGGGATATACTAACAGCAAGCTGGTGGCATACACCAGGCTCAGCCCGAACCACTCCGGGCAGCGAACACATTCTATCGACCGAATCACTCCCCACTGCGTTGTGGGACAATGTACGGCGGAGGGACTTGGTGAGTGGTTTGCCAAGTCTTCGACGCAGGCTTCCAGTAACTACGGAATCGACAGGGACGGCCGGGTCGGACTCTATGTAGAGGAGAAGAACAGGAGTTGGTGCAGCTCCTCAAACGCAAATGACCAGAGGGCAATCACCATCGAGTGCGCTTCTGATACCTCGGAGCCTTACGCTTTCCGGGACGTTGTATATCAGAAGCTGATCGTGCTCTGTGCGGATATCTGCAAGCGGAACGGAAAGAAGAAACTCATCTGGTTTGGAGACAAGGACAAGGCCCTAAACTATTCTCCGAAGCCAGATGAAATGATCCTGACAGTACACCGCTGGTTTGCCAACAAGTCCTGTCCGGGCAACTGGATGTATGCCCGCATGGGTGACCTGGCAAACAAAGTCACGGCGCAGCTTGGCACATCCTCCGATGAATCTGTAAAAACCGCTGGCACACAGGCCAAGGTGCTGTCCGGACTGTCAGAAGGCGAAGTGATTAAGAAGGTCGGCCCTCTTTTTACCGCCGATCAGCAGAAGAGCGGTATTCTTGCATCCGTATCCCTGGCACAGTTCATACTGGAATCCGGGTATGGGAAAAGTGAGCTCGCTCAGAACGCCAATAATGTCTTTGGCATGAAGAAGACCCTCTCCGGAAATACATGGAGCGGATCTTCGTGGGACGGTAAGTCCATCTATACCAAGAGGACGCAGGAGGATGACGGCTCCGGGAAGCTCTATACCATCACGGCAGACTTCCGAAAGTATCCGTGCATCGAGGATTCCATCGCCGACCACTCCGCATACCTCTTGGGCGCGAAGAACGGCAGCAAGCTCCGCTATGATGGGCTCAAGGGCTGCAAGGATTACAAGAAGGCCGTGCAGATCATAAAGGACGGAGGCTATGCCACCAGCACGACCTACGTTTCCAAGCTCTGCAGCATTATCGAAAGGTGGAATCTCACGCAGTATGACAAGGCCGATGCTCCTGCTGCGGTCAAATGGTACCGCGTACGTAAGAGCTGGTCAGATGCCGCTTCCCAAAAGGGAGCCTATAAGGTACTGGCCAACGCCAGGAAGTGCGCGGAAGCCAATCCTGGTTATTCTGTTTTTGATGATGCCGGAAAAGTTGTATATGCAGGAAAAGCAGCGGTCAGGACTCCCTTCCTCGTCCGTGTGGATATCAGTGACCTGAACATCCGCACCGGAGCCGGGACCAATTATTCCCGTACCGGCCAGTATACCGGCAGGGGTATCTTTACGATTCTGGAAGTCAAGTCCGGTCAGGGCTCAGATGCTGGCTGGGGACGCCTCAAATCCGGCGCCGGCTGGATCTCGCTCGATTATACAAGTAGAATTTAATACTGTTTCCAGTATGTCCTGTGGGCGCCTTTTCGACGCTCACAGGATTTTTTTTATTTCTTTTTTCAAAAACGTCAGATTCCGTTCCTCCCCAGGGCTACCAGATAGAAGGCAGGAAGAAAAAGCCTTCGGAAAGGCAGGTGAAGACCTATGAAACACAAATTAAAGATCAGTGTTTCAAAAGAGCCGCAGACAGGCGGGATCATTACATGCCGCAATGTCTCCATCCGTGACAGGGTGCTCCGGTTCCTCTTCGGGGATAAGCGAAGGGTAACGGTGCTGGTGCCGGGGGACAGCGTGAGCGAGATCGCAATCTGCGAGACTGTGAAAGGAGGAAACGGAAATGGACAAAATGAAGCTGATTCTTGATGCGGCACAGAAGCTTCTGAAGGTGGCCGAGGATCTCAGGTCCCTGGCAGACAGCGTACAGGCGGTATGCACCCTTGTTACTGACAGTCTGTCCGGGAATAAGACCGAAGCACTGCCGGCGCCGGAAACGGAGCAGAAGCCGAAGAAAGTGCCTGAGATCTCTCTTGAGAAGGTCAGGGGCGTCCTTGCTGACAAGAGCCGGGGCGGCCATACCGCAGAGGTCAGGGCCATCATCCAGAAGTATGGGGCGGACCGTCTGAGCGATATCGACCCGAAGGATTATGCAGCTGTCTTAAAAGAAGCGGAGGTGCTGTGATGGGAAAACATTCTATCCTGTCCCCCTCCGGATCGCACCGCTGGCTCAACTGCACGCCATCGGCAAGGCTGGAACAGGAATTTGCCGACAGTGAGTCAGAGGCAGCACGGGAAGGGACTGCAGCACATGCGCTCTGTGAACACAAGCTTAAGAAAGCACTTCGCATGAGGAGCAGACGGCCCCATTCGGATTATGACTCCGATGAGATGGAAGAATGCTCTGATGCCTATGTGGACTTCGTGATGGAGCAGGTGGAGGCGGCAAGGCAGGTCTGCAAAGACCCGATCGTCCTGATCGAACAGCACCTTGACTTCTCATGTTATGTGCCTGATGGCTTCGGTACCGGGGACTGCATCATCGTTTCAGATGACAAGATCCACATCGTGGACTTCAAGTACGGGATGGGAATTCTGGTCGAGGCGGAGGACAACCCTCAGATGAAGCTTTACGCGCTGGGCGCCCTGGAACTCTACGATGCCCTGTATGACATCCGGGAGGTATCCATGACAATCTTCCAGCCGAGGCGTGAGAACGTCAGCACCTGGACAATCCCGGTCACGCAGCTGAAGGAATGGGCGGAAGACGTCCTGAAGCCGAAGGCACAGATGGCCTATAACGGCGAAGGCGAGTATACCCCCGGCGAGTGGTGCACATTCTGCCGTGCGGCTGTCCGGTGCAGGGCAAGAGCGGAAGAGAAACTGAAGCTGGCACAGACGGAGTTCAGGATGCCCCCTCTGCTGACGGATGCGGAGATCGAGGAGATCCTTGCCATCCTTCCCGACCTCACCAAGTGGGCGAACGAGATCACGGCCTATGCGACAGACGCAGCGGTCAACCACGGCAAGGAGTGGAGCGGGTTCAAGGTTGTCGAAGGCAGGTCAGTCCGTAAATACCGGGACGAAGAGAAGGTCGCTGAAGCGGCGAAAGAAGCCGGGTATACGGACATCTACCGGAAGAGCCTGATCACGCTCACGGAAATGCAGAAGCTCATGGGCAAGCAGAAGTTTGATGAAATCCTGGGCGGCCTTATCTATAAACCGCCGGGTAAGCCGACACTGGTTCCGAAAACGGACAAGCGGCCGGCTATGAACACAGTAAATGCCATAAACGAATTTAGTGAAATCAAGGAGGATATGTAATATGGCTAACATGAACAATAAGACTAAGGTTGTCACCGGTATCAACACACGGCTTTCCTACTTCCACGGCTGGGAGCCGGTCTCCATTAACGGAGGCGCTGAGAAGTATTCCGTTTCGGTCCTGATCCCGAAGGATGACACGGCAACGGTGAATGCGGTCAATGCGGCAATCGATGCTGCGCTTGAGGAAGGCATCGCCAAGTTTGGCGGAAAGAAGCCCAACAAGGCTGCGATCAAGCTTCCCCTCCGTGACGGTGACGTGGAGCGCGATGACGAGGCTTACAAAGGCCACTGGTTCATCAACGCAAATTCCAATACCGCCCCGCAGATCGTGGACAGGGCTGTGAAGCCAATCCTGGACAGGAGTGAGGTCTACTCCGGCTGCTATGCCCGCGTATCTCTGAATTTCTACGCATTCAACAGCAACGGCAACAAGGGCGTGGCGTGCGGCCTTGGGAACATCCAGAAGGTCCGTGACGGTGAACCTCTTGGCGGCAGAACGAACGCTGCGGATGACTTCGCCACCCTGGACGATGATGATTTTCTGGCATAAGGAGGTACGGTCATGGAAGCTACGACAGTAAGCGCAGTCACTGAACTGCTGGTCAATATCCTTATCGGGTCTTTCTCCCTGCTGGTACTGTCATGGATCCTGGTAGGAGTCCAGGAGTTCATCAACAACCGTAAGCGTGAGAAGCGCGAGGAAGAAAGCGCGAAACGTGACGCTGAGTATCATGAGCAGCGCATGAAGGAATACCTGAAATAATGACACGGGGCGGCATGGATCATTCCCTCTGCCGTCCCATTTTTTCGTTGGAGGATCGTAATGAAGAATTTGGAAATCGACATTGAAACATATTCCTCCGTCAGCCTTCAGAAATGCGGCGTATACAAATATGCCGAAAGCCCTGACTTTGAGATCCTGCTCTTCGGATACAGTCCGGACGGGGAGCCGGTGAGAACGGTTGACCTAGCATCCGGGGAGGAACTTCCGGCGGATGTGCTGGACGCCCTTACGGATGATAATGTGGTCAAGTGGGCACACAATGCGCAGTTTGAACGCGTCTGTCTCTCACGGTATCTGGGTCTCCCCCAGGGGGAGTATCTCGATCCGGAGGCATGGAGGTGCTCAATGGTGTGGGCGGCATATATGGGACTTCCCCTTTCCCTGGAAGGCGTCGGTGCAGTGCTGGGGCTTGAGAAGCAAAAGCTGGCGGAAGGGAAAGATTTGATCCGGTACTTCTCAGCGCCGTGCAATCCGACAAAGGCTAACGGCGGACGGACGCGGAATTTACCACAGCATGATCCGGAGAAGTGGTCAAGGTACAAAGCCTATAACATACGTGATGTAGAGACGGAGATGCAGATACGGGAGAAACTGATAAGGTTCCCTGTGCCGGAGGAGATATGGGATGAGTACCATCTGGATCAGGAAATCAACGACAGGGGTATCCGGGTGGACATGCCGTTCGTGAAACAGGCACTGGTGATCGATGAGGTATCAAGGAATCGGCTGACTGAGGAGATGAAGAAGCTTACCGATCTTGAAAACCCGAACAGTGTGGTTCAGATGAAGACATGGCTGGCGGACAACGGGCTGGAGACGGATACGCTTGGAAAGAAGACTGTTGCAGCGCTGATCAGTGAGACGGAAGGTGATGTTGCGGAAGCGTTGTCCCTCCGGCTACAGCTGGCAAAGTCATCGGTGAAGAAGTATCAGGCAATGGAGAATGCCGCTTGTGCGGATGACAGGTGCAGGGGCATGTTCCAGTTCTATGGTGCAAACAGGACCGGCCGATTTGCCGGGCGGCTGGTGCAGCTGCAGAACCTCCCGCAGAACAAAATGGATGATCTGGCGGAGGCAAGGGCGCTGGTCAGGAGTGGTGATATTGATGCCCTGGACATGCTTTACGATGATGTCCCGGATACCCTTTCACAGCTGATCCGGACGGCATTCATCCCGGCTGAAGGAAAGAAATTCTTTGTGGCAGACTTTTCAGCCATCGAGGCAAGGGTGATTGCATGGTTTGCCGGGGAGGACTGGCGAACCCAGGTATTCAAGGATGGCGGGGATATCTACTGCGCATCTGCCAGCCAGATGTTCAAGGTTCCTGTTGAGAAGCACGGTGTGAACGGGCATCTCCGGCAAAAGGGCAAGATTGCGGAGCTGGCTCTGGGCTATGGCGGCTCTGTAGGAGCACTGAAAGCAATGGGCGCCCTGGACATGGGACTTGAAGAAGAGGAACTTCAGCCGTTGGTGAATGCCTGGAGGCAGTCGAACCCGCACATCGTTCGGTTCTGGTGGGAAGTGGACGCGGCAGTAAAGAAGGCGGTTAAGGAGCGGGAGATGCAGGATGTCCGGGGGATCAAGTTCTTCTGGAGGAGCGGGATGCTTTTCATCCGGCTTCCTTCCGGCAGGACGCTTTCCTATGTGAAGCCACGGATGGGAGAGAACCGTTTCGGCGGTGAGTCCGTGACGTATGAGGGCGTCGGCAGTACGAAGAAATGGGAAAGGATCGAAAGCTATGGTCCGAAGTTTGTGGAGAACATTGTGCAGGCAACCTCCAGAGATATCCTGATGTTTGCCATGAAGACCCTCCGGAACTGCAGCATCGTGGCCCATGTCCATGACGAGCTGATCATCGAAGGGGATCCGCGGATGAGCCTCGATGCTGTCTGTGAACAGATGGGAAGGGTTCCTCCCTGGGCAGAAGGGTTGGTACTCCGGGCGGATGGATACGTGTGCGATTTTTATAAAAAGGATTAACGGGATGATGCTCTCTGGATTGTATAATGCACTTGAAAGGGGGTGTCATCATATGACTACATTTATTAAGGATGGCGTAGAAATCTCAATGCCTCCCATGGATAGCAAAGCAAGGGCTGCTATGATGCGTGCTGCTGACTTTATGGCACGCGTGGTCTTAAAGTATGGTCCGGAAGTTCTGGCTGAAATGGAGGCTGAAGAAAAGGAAAAGAAAAAGATGGAACAATCGAATAAGGTGACATGAAAACGTCAGATTTCACCTCCTGCCAAGGCTACCTGGTAGGAGGTGCTTTTTTATGACTGAAGAAGAACGCAGACTGAAAAGGGAACATGAGGACATGGTCAGATGCGCCAATTTCCTACTGCAGATGATCGAGAAATATGGGGCGGAAATCCTCGCCGAGAAGAAGGAAAAGGAAACCGGTGAAGACGCATAGCTTATGAGGGACAGGGAGTACATAATTCCTGTCCCTTTCTGCGCTGACGAACTGGATTAATCACGACATAATGAAGAAAAAAGACGGTTGTCGGAAAGGTGACAAAAATGGAAAGTACGAAACATGATGGCGCGAAAGTATATATTTACACCAGAGTATCAACAGCAATGCAGGTAGATGGTTTCTCCTTGGATGCACAAAAAGACGAGATCATGAGATATGTCCTATACAGGAACATGCGTGTTTGCGGTGAATATACCGATGAGGGAAAGTCAGGCAAGAATATTCAGGGAAGGCCGGGATTTCAGCAGATGATCGATGATGTAGTCGAGAAGAAAGATGGGGTGTCTTTTATCATCTGCTTCAAGCTTTCCCGGTTCGGAAGAAACACGGCAGATATCCTGAACTCCTTGAAACTGATGAAAAGGTATGGTGTCCATCTCATCTGTGTAAAAGAGAATATCGACAGTTCGCTGGATTCCGGGAAAATGATGATCAGTATCCTTGGAGCGATGGCTGAAATAGAACGTGACAATATCTCAGTGCAGACCATGGCAGGCCGGCGCGAGAAGGCCAGACAGGGCGGATGGAACGGTGCCAAGCCCCCATATGGCTATACATTGAAAGATGGAAACCTGGTGATGCTTCCGGAAGAGGCTGAACATATCAAGATTATTTTTGATAAGTATGTTCATACTAATCTGGGATTTATCGGCGTTGCAAAATGGATGAATACTCATGGGTATAAGAAGGTCATCAACACCCATAACGGAAAAGATGTGTTTACTGAGAATTTTATTCATAAGGTTATTATGAATGAGACATACTGTGGTAAGATAGCTTATGGCAAGCGGAAAACCGTTCTGAAAGAAGGATCTGAGGATGAATACCATAAGATCTGGACATCTGATTACCAGGTTCACGAAGGACAACATGAAGCATTGATCTCGGAAGAACTCTGGGAGGCAGCACAAGCCAAGGCAGAGGCCAATGGCGGCCGTAAAGAGACGATAGATAAAGATCATCAGTATATCTACTCGGCACTTCTAAAATGTCCTGTTTGCGGAAAGTCCTTGTATGGGCTTCCGAGAAGAAGGCAGAAGGCGGATGGGTCCTTTTACCGTACATACTATTCATACGGCTGCCGTTCAAATCTTCACATTAATGGAATAAAATGCAACTACGGACAGATATCCTGCTCAAAGATAGATGAGGCAATGAGAGGAATACTATCGAGCATCGCGTCCTCAGATGGTTTCGATAAGATCATGACTGGGCTGGTTAATCAGCAGATCGATACGAATGAGATTGAGCGGGAACTCGATACTGCGACAAAGGCTCAGCGGCAGGCTTTGGGTTTACAGAGAAAGCTGGAAAGTGAGATGGACAGGCTAGATGTTACCGATAAGCATTATGATCGGAAATATGAAAGCCTGAGCCGGAGACTGGACGATGCTTTTGAGGCTATCGAAGCAGCGGAGAAAACCATTAGTGATTGTGAGGCAAGGCTTGAATCTGTAAAGGAGCAGGGGCTTTCAAAGAAGAGCGTTTATGAATCTCTGAAGATCTTCAATGAACTCTACGATAAATTGAATGATCATGAGAAGAAGAGCTTTGTACGGAGTTTCATTGAAAGCATAGAGCTTTATCCTGACAGACAGAGAAAAGATGGGAATCCCATCAAGTGTGTTCATTTTAAATTTCCGGTTGCTTATAATGGTGAAAGCGTATATTCTTTGTCACCTAAAAGGACAACCGATGAGACGGTAGTTCTTTTAAGTGACAAAAAGGTTGATGGACATATCAACATAGATCTGGATGTCGAAAAGCTGAAAAGTAAGGGAGGAACGGCAACTTACACTGAAATCAAGGCTTATATTAAAGAAAAGTACGGGCTTAGCGTATCCAGTCTTTACATCGCACAGATCAAGGAAAAAGTTGGTTTAGATAAGCACAAGAATTATAACATTGGATCTGGAGATAGCAGAGTGCCATACTGCCCGCCTGAAAAGGAAGAGGCAATCATGGATGCCTTCAGGCATTTCAATTTGATTTAGAAAGGACTCAGCAGTTTTTGCTTGATTTGTTTAATGAAAACCAAAAGAATTGACTATCCTGATACTTGTAAAGCTGAGTATGATCCTGAGAAGAAACCTCTTCATATAGTAGTATTTCGACATTTCGTTATTCCAGTAAGGTTAATTCTTTTTGAGAGTAAGATTAAACAAAATTAAGGATACTGCGGCCGCTCCATGTGGGGTGGCCGTATTCTTTTGTGATTGAGCTTCCATTTGGACACTTCTGTGCATTCAGCAATATAAATACTTGAAATCAAAATAAAATCGCTTAAAGCAAAAATAAATACGAGAACTAACACTTTTTGCGTTGACTAATAGGCCCTGATGCGGTAGTATAAACACGTTCTGAGATTCACTTATGGGATGATTGGAGGTTATTATGCAGCGGATTTGTTACAAAAAGCTATGGAAGCTTTTGATAGATCGAGATCTAAAGAAAAAGGATTTGCAGGAAATGGCAGGTGTTAGCGCTTCATCTCTTGCAAAAATGACAAGATCAGAAAATGTAAACACAGATATCATCCAGAGAATATGCATCGCTCTTAATTGTGATGTTGGAGATGTTATGGGCATTGAAACGATCAATGATGATAAGGGGTATAAAGATGTATAAAACAATAGATTTATTTTCTGGGTGTGGAGGTCTGAGTCTTGGCTTTCAAGAAGCCGGATTTCAAATAATTGCAGCATATGATAATTGGATGCCAGCGGTTAATGTTTATAGGGATAACTTTAATCATCCTATATATACTGATGACCTTTCTGATGAAAATGTGCAGAAGAAGATTTCAGGAATGCATCCTGATGTGATTATTGGTGGACCGCCTTGTCAGGATTATTCCTCTGCTGGGCATCGTGATATTACATTAGGTAGAGCAGCATTGACCCTTTCGTACAGAGATATAATTCTCCTTGCTCGTCCGAAGTATTTTTTGATGGAAAATGTTCCAGAAATACGAAAGTATAAGATATTAGCAGATATCGTTCGGGACTTCCGCAAGGCAGGATATGGGCTTACTCAGAAAGTCCTTGAGGCAAGCTATTATAATGTTCCACAGGCGAGAAAAAGGTTCTTCTTAATTGGCGGACTTGGAGAGCAGGATGACTTCTTGGACGTAGCTCTCGATAAACGTGCTAATGATAAGCCAATGACCATGCGTGACTATTTTGGTGACAGTTTAGGGGTCGATTATTATTTCCGTGTTCCTCGAAGCTATAGTCGACGTGGCATATTCTCTATCGATGAACCGTGTCAAACCATAAGAGGTGTAGATAGACCGATTCCTCCGGGCTATCCGGGTCATCCGGCAGATCCGGTTCCTCTTGGCCCAAATGTTAAAGCCTTGTCAGTTAAGGAACGTAGTATGGTACAAACCTTCCCTGAAAGCTTCAAGTTTTCAGGAAATAAGACAGATATGAATCAAATGATTGGAAATGCGGTACCTGTGGCATTGGCTGAGGCTGTGGCAGAGGCGTTGCATGAACATATTGAAAAGAAAAGTGGACCTACTTTGAATGGGGTCGATTTATTTGCGGGATGTGGTGGAATGTCGCTTGGCTTTGAAAAGGCAGGCGTGGATATTGTGGCAGCCTATGATAATTGGAAACCAGCTGTTGATATTTATGAAGCAAACTTTGATCATCCGATTTATCAGGAGGATCTCTTTCTACCAGAGGTTATCGATAATATAGCTGCCTTTAAGCCTTCGATAATTATTGGAGGACCACCTTGTCAGGATTTTTCTATAGCTGGTCCAAGAAATCAAGGAAAGAGGGCAAACCTTACAATTCGTTATGCGGAAATCGTAAGTAAGATTAAACCCGAATGGTTTGTGATGGAGAATGTTTATAACATAGAGCGAATGTCTGTGCTACCAAAAGCTCTGCAAATTTTCAAGGATTCGGGGTATGGAGTTACTACAAAGGTACTAGATGCAAGTTTATGCGGGGTTCCACAGGCAAGAAAAAGATTTTTTGCGATTGGACATTTAGGTGATAAAGACAATTTCTTGATGGAAACATTGGAGAAAAATTTATCGGATCACCATATGACGGTACGAGATTATCTAGGTGACAAATTGCATACACAGTACTACTATATGCACCCACGTAGTTATAATCGCAGGGCGGTGTTTTCTGTGGACGAACCATCGGCAACCATTCGAGGTGTAAACCGTCCTATCCCTGAGACGTATAAGATGCATCATGCTGATGCAGCGGATGTAGCGAGCGGTCAGGTAAGATCTTTAACTACAAAAGAAAGAAGCTATATTCAAACATTTCCAGAAGACTTTAAGTTTCCTGGTAATAAAACAGCAGTAGAACAAGCCATTGGAAATGCGGTTCCGGTGAATCTTGCTTCATATGTTGCTCGTGCAATTCTTGAATATATCGATGGTGCGGAGAACAAGAAATAAAAAAGAACGGCAGGCTCAGAAAAATTGAGTCTGCCGTTCTTTTTATCTGATATGTACGAGGATCTTTAGTTCGGGATCATATCGGATGTCATCCGCCTTGCCCATTACAATCAGTGTGATTGCTTGTTCGATTATATCAATTGGAACAGAAAACCATTCCTTCGGATGATGAGTGTTACCTCTACTGTCTTTAATTGTAATGTTTACATTAGCGGATCCAAAAACCTTATGAATGGTATCTTCTAATCCGCGAACATCCATGTTATAGCATCTTGCTTGCTCAACTACGATTACTTCTGACATTAGATAAGTGGGCTCGTTAGTTGCATTTCTAATCCTGTCGGAAACTTCACCACTGCTGAAGCCGATTTTGTAAAGGTCGGGGATATTCTGTATTTGTGGATCTTTGCTGCGGCTTTTCAAGACGTAGATATATCCTTCTTGCGTATCGTCGGGGCTAATATTCGTGGTATCTGTGGGCTCAGATAACAGATCGCTGACTGTATAACCATCTTTTTCAAGGGCTTTAACGAGAGAACGATAAAGTAAATCTGATTGTGTGCCATTATTGAAGATGCAGTGTGTTCGACCATCACGGCGAATCTTATTTCCTGAATCAAAGTCGAAGACTTGCTCTACGGAATCATCCCTTTCAAGATATAACAGCATACCTTGTAAAATGAAGTAGCGTCCAGATTCAAGATCAGACGGTCGGAATTCTATTACATGACGTCTTCCGACACTTATGTCTTCTGAAACCAATTCAAATGCATGCCTATATCTGGAATCATAGTTGGGGCATTGGGTTCGTCGTGCGATGTAGTCCGGGTCAATACGTCCTGTGCTTTCAATATGCCTAAGCGTAGTGATGGATTTGATATCTTCATCAGCTTCTAATAAACCCATAGGATCGTTGATTCCGAGGACATCGTCTTTGTGATTTGTGAGAAGCCCAGGCGTATCCATACTTTGCAGTTTGATAGATGCTTCGGGGGTTTTCCTAAGTGCCTCGAGACGGAAGGCAAGTCTTTTTTCGAGAAGGTTTCCTTCTTTTGATGGAGCCCTGCCGGTTCTGTTATAGAAATTGATAATCGGTTCGAAATCCTGTTCTAAGGCACTTTTTTTGTGTGTAGTTTCCCTTTTGGGCTGTTTTGCAAGAAGTCCAAACTCATCAGAACTCATTATCTCTTCAAATTTTTCTTTGTTATTTCTCATTCGACATCCTCCGCTGCTTCTCTGCGCATGCGCCTAAGATAAGCTAATGCTTCTCCAAGGCGGCGTTCTTCAGCGTTCATACTATCTATATCAGGTTCACGATTCATACCTTTATAGAATTCGTTGATGTCCGGCCAGAGCGCAAAGGCTTCATCTGCTGTCATATCTATGCTGAAAGAATCAATCACGTCTTTTATGGCTTTTAACATCTTGGCGTCGAAACTCTTTGAAAGAATTTCATATGCATCAAGGAAGGGATTTATACTGTCAATCAGATCCATGTTTATGCGGTCAACACGGACTGGAATACGAAATGCCTGCCGACCATTCTGGACTGTCGCGGTTCCGTCTTCGTCTACACCAATCCTTGAGCCTCTCAAAACAAGTCTTGTTACGACCTGCTGACGAACTTCCTCTACCTCTTCTTCGGTAAGGTTAGGGTATTTTTCGATAATGACCTTAGGAGTCAAGGCTCTGTTAATCGTATGCGCGCCGACGATGCCGTTAACTGCTTTCTGCACGTCGGGGTCCTGCAGTATGGCTGCAAGAAGATCGTCCATATCGTTTTTTACAATATCCCTTGCTTTCTTTGTAGAAGGATCTCTCATTCCAGATACTTCTACTGTGGAAGCCGGATCATCTACAGGAGTTCTTCTGCTTCTGAATGTGAGGCGCGGCTCCAAAACGTCTTCCATAAGTAAAGAAGCAACAATGGCTTTATCGAGATTATTAACGGTTGTTATCGTGTCTTCACGAGTGGTGTCAGGGGCTGCGACGAGATTAAGATATTCAGCATGAATCTTTCCGGGATAATCGCGCGTGCATCTTCCGACAACCTGAACTACTTCTGTGAGAGAGTTACGAGTTCCAATAACGACAGTTGACTCGCATGCCGGCCAGTCGAAGCCTTCTTTTGCCATACCAAGAGCGATGATGATATCTACATCGTTGCCGTTATCTTCCATGCTGTCGAGGTATGAGACGATTTTTTCGCGTTCTCGCGGGTTGTCATTAACAAGGTCTGCAACGCGGAGCATTTCTCCATCGCTTCTACGTCGGATGCAAATGATACCCGTTTCGGCTTCGACGTGATCGATATCGCCTATTACATCCAGTATCATATCAGTCTCGTTGTACTTATCCTTTGTGGATGCGGCTGAATTAACGCTGGGAATATATATGATGGATTTGCGGGTCAAATCCAATGCTTCGGGGAGAGCATCAATATAATCGCCATTATAAAAGGCAACATTAATTCCTAAGGACTTCAGGTGTTCATAGCCATCCATCTGCTGATAATAGGTATAAGTTACTCGCTCGAAACGGTCTTCATCACTGGGAGAAAGTACAGGGACTCTGTCTCCTCGGAAATACGAACCCGTCATGGCGAGAATGTGTACCGTTCCTTCAGCAATAAGGTCGCGAACCAATTCTCCGAGGCGATTGTCTTCGTTTTCACTTACGTGATGGAATTCATCGATTGCGACAAAACTGTTATGGAAAGCAGCGGCACCATATTTGTTATATGCACTTCGAAGAGTTGCATGAGTGCAAAGAAGGATTTTTGCTTCCGCGTCTTCGACAAATCTTCCGAAGGCAGCTGTTTTTCCGGCTTCACCACCAGGACGGCAAAGGTCGTAGCCCGAAGAAACAGCCCAGTCCCAAGGAAACCCCCAGGATGACAGAGCAGTAGGGTGATAAGACTTGGCAATGGATCTTTCAGGGATGGCGATAATGACCTTGTCGACTTGTCCCTCGTTTAGCTTCTTAAGTGCAATGAATTCAGAAGCGCGCGATTTACCGGAAGCCGGAGGCGATTTTAAAAGTACGTATTGAGAGTCAGCTTTCTTGTATGCCATGGCTTGCATTTCACGCATGCCCATTGCATCAGTTGACACCGATTTTCCGGTGGTATGTAAGGTGATACCAGCCAATTCTTTTTTCATATATTGTTACCTCCGTATCATCACTGTACTTCTGAAGTGGTGTCTTCATACATTTCGAAAAGCTTATAAAGACGAGATTCGTCATCGGTAAACGGCTTGTTCTGATAACAGCCGTCTATTATCATGTCAAGGCGCTGATGGGCCAGCTCAAGATCTCTAGACATATATCCGGATTTATATTTTTGCGCCAATGTTGAACCAACCATTTTCTCTCGGGCAATATAGATGTCCGCAACACAGTTTCGAATCTGCTGCTTCTTAACTTCTGTAATAGCCGGAAACGGAAAAGTGTTATAGCCAAGAACATTGCTGTATCTAATTCGGGTTTCCAGACCTCCGCAGACAGTCTTAATCCATGTATTATGCATCCGCGACATCAGTACTCCTAATATCCATTCGTCGGTGTCATATATGACGAATGCAAGGTTTGTTACGATGGTTTCAGGACCAACTATGTCTACAGGGATGTAAATATAGTTTTCGGAGCTAACTGCCGGAACTACAATAGACTGTGTAGTAGTCTGGTTGTCTTCTCGGAATGCCCAAGGTCGGCGGGCGAGCTTTTGAGCGCTTTTGTCTTTGTTGCTTGCTCTTTCTAATCGTACTCGGTCAACGCGTTCTTTGATGGGCGGAATACTCAATGCAAAATCTTTATCATCATCGCGAATGTAGAGGCAATAACGTTCGCCGCCGTTTAAAATCTCTTCTGAACCATTGCAATAGCGGATAAATTTAGCTGCCTCCGGGTATTCTTTAAGAAGAGCGGCTTTTTCCTCTGGAGATAATATCAGCCGTTTTGTATAGGGCATATTTCCTTTTACCATCTGAGGAAAGCCGATTCCAATCGGCTGGCTTCGTCTTCTGATGATCTTGTCACCCGGCACAAGATATGGGCTGATTGAAGAGGGGTGGGTTGCTTCAAAATCATTCGATTCTGTTCTAACGTAGAGGGTATGCTCTCGATCGTTGTTATTCTTAGCGATACCGACTACAACAACAGTAACGGTAGTCAATCGCCTGCCTAAATTCTGGAGTTTGAAGCTTTGCCAAGCAAAGCTGATGTGAGAACCCAGATCGAATACAAACGGCCAAAGCGTGCCGGCTTGACTGCCTTGTGTCAAAGAATTCGTTACAATAAAAGCGGCCTCAGCATCGTGATTCTTCAGGTATTTTGCGGCTTCTAGGAAGTACGCGCCTGAGTAGTCTATGTCTCGGTAGTTCTTATAACCATTAAATACCCGGTCGAATTCAGCGGTCTGTTCAGTGCTTCTCATACGAGCTCCGATATACTGAGTATTTCCGAGAATGAAGACTTTACCAGGGGCGGTAAAGATATTGTCCCAGTTTACAGCTAAAGACCTAGCGTTTCTTATCTGCTTAGTGTAGAGTATGTCAGTCGCTTCTTTAGTGCTTATCAGCTTGCCTGACCTTGCCGACCATGACAACATGGATAAACATAAGCTGATTCGGGAAATTGTTACTGCGGTCGGATCCGGTTCTATTCCAACTAAATGGTCTATTGGGAAGAGCTGAACCTTACAACCGGAGGCTACAGCTGCGGCTTCTATGGCGGTGTTGATTTCATCTATACATCCAATTAGGCAGTCTCCTGAACTGCTATCTGGGTTGAGTATGTATATGTTGAATATTCGCTTAATGAAATTTTCGTAGTCAGCAGGAGTGCGTACTTGTCTAGCCGCGCTTCTTATCGAGTCAATGAAGAGGGGACCGATTAAACGAAGAACGTTGGTCCTTGAAAGATAGTTGTCGGTAAGACTGGTTTGGTTTTCTGCGGTAAGAGATTGCAGTATAGCTCCGGGAATGTAACTTTTGACCTCTGCCCAACTAAGACTGGATAGCTCCAGGAGGATCGTTCTTGCTTTGCGAGTGAACTGCATTGGAGAGAGCGGTTCTGTAAACAATCTATTATCTAGATATTTAATATCTTTGGACGTTGCAGTTCCATTGATAGCTTGGATAATAGCTTGCAGAAGATCTCCCAAATCAGATCCGTCAGGAGCTGAATGAGTGTCAAGATATCCGGTAAGCTGTTTTCCGTTCGCTGTCAATCCGTAATAAGCGTCAAGGATAAACATAAGTACGATGGAGGTGATGAATTTGTAGATATTTTCCATCAGAACCCCGGGATTTGTCATTTTGAGTTCATTTGATAAGCCGGCGGCTTTATCGCCAATGCTTGCGTCTAATTTTTGCTGCTCCGTGATAGACTCGCGCTCTCTTCCAATTGCGGGAAAGAAGAATTCCGCATGTGCATGAAGATCTTTTCTGTCACACGAGAGGGCTGTACCATCCTCTGCATCGATTGCGTATATTTTATTGGAGTTAAAGAACAGCCAGATACGGCAACGCTTAGAATCCGGACTGGAGGAATCCATCTCCTTAAACAAATTCTTTCCATCCTGGATACGACGTATGAGCAGACGCTTGCCGTAGGTTATTCCCTGGGAGAGAGAAGTATTGCTGAAGTCGGCTCTTTTGATTGTGGCATCCGGAGCATCTACAGCTTTCATCAGGCCAGCAGCGAAAAAGCTATCGTTGGCTTGCTGTTCGGCGTCTTTTATCGCGTTTTCCAAATCTATGAAACTTACTTTATTCTTCATGGTTTACCTGCCTTTCAACAATTGATTCTCCGGTTGGGGTCACTAATATTACTTCGTCTATGGCCTTTTCCTGTATGCCCTTCAAAAGGTTGTATCGCTCTGGATTGGTTGTCACGATGCTTATGATTGCTGTCGATCCTTTTCTTGTAAAAATACCTCGTCCAATAAGCTCACATATTCTCCGCTCAGGAGATTCAGTAGACCCCATCCCGTCGATGACATAAATTAGGTTGGAAGAGGAGCTTACCTGTAGTATGGAGAGTTCTCCCTCGATTATTCGATTTACATGCGTGAAAGAACGGCCGGATTCAGAGAGAAGAGAGAGAAGCGTAAAAACAATATTTTTAAGTAACGCTTCTGCTTCGGCATTTTCTGCACCATTAGTCATTTCAAAATTCGCACGATACTTCCGTATGTCGTTTTCTGCAAACCCGGCATCGGACATCAGCAATTCGAAAGTTACGTTGTTTTGAGCTCCCATGGATAATTTCCACAGCAAGCCAGGGCTGGGGCTTCTTGCTGAGCTCTGCCTCACCATACGTGACAGCGTAGCTTTGCTGATTCCTGAAGTGGCTTCCACTTGAGCGTAGCTTCTGCTGCCAATGGCCAGTTTGATATCTTCCGTAAGCTTTTGACACATGTTAGAACTGACTCCGTTTCATTTTCGTTTCACAATTATTTGTGAGAAGTAATAGTTTTCTTTCTGTTTGCCTCATAATAACATGTGAAATAGTACTTGTCAACAAATGGCTACACAATAATATGTAGCCATTTAGGATAATATAGATTAAGCCCTCCTGCATTTGGAAAGGGCAGAAGGGCTTAAAGTAAGTAACTTATAATGATTTGACTGGTTATTTCATTTCCGGTTGATATTTCTCTTTTTGTAGTCGGCGTCAATTTTCTTTTTCCAGGATTTACTTAATGGAGCATTCATACGCACGGAAGAGATAGCATCGCTGAGAACTTCATAATTTAATGCTGTCCCAGCTTCATCGCAGTTATAGTTAGCAGCACGAGATTCATCTATGCCAAAGCGACGAGCTTCCGCAATAGCATCAATGTTTGCACCCAAAAACAAGAATTCCCATCCATACTTTTCTCTTTCATGCTCGATCATTTTTTTTACTTTTTCATAAGTATATTTGCGACTTGCGTTTTCCATTCCATCAGTTGTGATTATGAATAATGTTTTTTCAGGAACATCCTCCTTCCTGGAGTATTTGTGAATGTTTCCGATATGATGGATGGATGATCCGATGGCATCCAGTAAAGCAGTGCACCCGCGAACATAATATTCTTTCTCTGTCAGTGGACGAACTTTTTCAATCGGGAGTCGATCGTGAATCACCACTGACTCGTTGTCAAATAATACCGTCGAAACAAAAGCATCTCCTGTTTCTTTCTTTTGCTTTGATAACATAGAATTAAAACCGCCAATAGTGTCTTTTTCAAGACCGGACATTGAACCGCTACGATCAAGAATAAAAACTATTTCTGTCATTGTAAGTCCTCCTTTATTTGATAGTTTGATTATATGAGGTTTCAATAAATAAAGGGTCGCTTGGCAAGCGACCTTTTACATTGACAGAAAATGATTCTCTTTTTCGCTTGAGTGCTTCTTATATCAATCCGGCACTTTTGAGTTTTCCTTCAAGGATATCACTTTTCTTCTTAGTGAGCTCACATTCCCAGATTCTTAGCACTATCCAACCGCGATCTTCAAACCGTTTTGTGATTTCCCGATCGTGTTTCATATTTTTTTCTCTTTTAGCGGCCCAGTATTCCGCATTGGTTGTAGGGCGTGTATTTCTACAATCATGCCCATGCCAAAAGCAACCGTCAACAAAGACGGCAATATGCTTATTCAAGAAAACAAAATCCGGATGTCCTTTAACCTGATAGTGACGGCGCCAACCATGAATACCAAAGGATTTAAATACAGAAATCAACTTTATTTCTGTGGACTTATTCCCTGAAGAAAGAACTTTACGCATTACTTCAGATCGCTTATCACTTGTAAATGTATCTGCCATAGTTTTATTCGTCTAATGTTTCTAGGATATCTTCAAGATGACAATTTAGGGTTTCGCAGATTTTCAGAAGAACATCTGTAGTAATATTTTCGCCTTTCTTTAATTTGGCAAGAGAAGCGGAGCTTACTCCTGAAGCTTCTCTTAAATCAGATCTGGTCATTTCCTTGTCAATTAACAGTTTCCAAAGTTTGTTATAGCTGATCCTCATATTCAAATGTCCTCATACTTTCTTCTGGCATATCCTTCAAATAATATTTCAGGATTTCAACATCTTTGCTGATATCCCGAGGCCGTATTCTTTTGATCACCTTTTCCTCGACTTCAGGAGTCCAATAGATTCTCAATTTCGCTCTGGCTCTTGTAATAGCGGTGTAGAAGATATTGTGCGTCACGAGCTCTTCAACTTCATCGGTGATGACAATCTTCACGGAGTTGTATTCCAACCCCTGCGCTTTATGAATTGAAACTGCGTAGGCAACCTGGAAAGGAACTATGGTGCTGTTGCTTTGCTCATCACCGTCTTCGTCTGCACTTTCCAACTTATACACGTAAAATCTAATCAATGATTTTTCTTCCTCTTCGGAAGTTCCAAGCAATTCAAAATCACAGAACCTGGCTTCACCTCCATAGATTAATTTGGGTATTTCAATATCAAACTGAATTCGCTCTTCAGGCATGCCTTGATCAAGTATTTCTATCCCGCGGATGATTCCTTTCATGTTGTTATGTATCACAGGGAAAAAACGATCTGACTCAAGGAAAAGAATAGGATCACCGATCTTATACTGCTGAATGTCCCATTGGACGGCAGGGTTTGGATTGCTTTCCTGTAGGAAACGGTTGATGTTGTTAATGCCATAAAGGCCATCATAGTTCAAACAGAGGATGGCTTCATCTGTCTCTATCGAAGACAGTAATGATGCATCTACCTTTAAGGAATAGCTTTCCCGCTCAATGATCTCTTTTGCGGTATCTTCCATATTTCTTACTTTGTCCCATAGTTCGAGCAGATATGGATCTTGCGTTCTATGAGGTCTTGTGAGCTCAAATACAGCACTCGTCGGTAAAAAAGCTTTTAATACAGAAAACCAGTTTCCGAACTGGATAGCATCAATCTGATAAGTATCTCCAACCAAAAGTAGCATTTTAAAATGAGCTTTCTCTAATACCTTCACCATATCACGATTGCTGACGGTGCTGCATTCATCGATGACTAAAAGCTCATATTCTATACATGAATCCTGATTAAGAAAACTGGCAATGGTCGAAAAGGTGGTATTGTCGGCATCGACTTTTCGCATCAGGTTTTCTTTTGCTGGGTTCGTCTGTGTTAAATAGAGCTTGTTGCCATCGTTCAGGTAATGTGACACATGGTTAATCAGCGTAGACTTGCCGACGCCGGCGGATCCGTAAATAACCCCAACCTTAGAATCGGAAAATATGCTGCTGATTATACGTCTTTTTTCATCGCAATCTATTACATAATCATCAAATAGCAGCCAGAGTTCAACATCGTCATGATAGTTCTCGATACCTGAAGAAGAAAGCTCCTGGAGTTTCTTAATGATGCTGCAAGTATCTAGTTTGTACTCGTTGATAAATACATGATTATGCTCAAGCATAATGTTGCTTCTTGGCTTGTGTCCAAACCATAGGCTGTCGTTATATTCTTTTATGAGTTCGCTGATATTAGTAAAACCAAATATTTCATCGATATCTGTAAATAATTGGCCTTTAGCCTCTGTATTATTCCTTATAAACCTGGCAAATAATTCTGGTTGCCTGTCTCGGTGTGGAATGCAATCGAATATAGCGCTTAGCTTTGGATTGTGGCCGAGCGGGGATCTGTTAAACGGAAGTGAATCAAACTGTTTGCATCCATTTGCCAGATATAAATTCGAAAGATACCCGTTTTGAGCACTGCCTCTCTGATTTTTGATAATAACATTATTCATGTTATATAGAAGGTAACGCAGAATATTCTGTCCGGGATAACCTTTGCGGATAAGCTGCCTGCAGTAGTCTAAAACAGGAATAAAGCTAACCGATTTGAGCTGATTTTTCCATTCAAGAGTTTTTCTGTTATAGGCATAATCTGGGAAATCTATAAGGTCATTTAGCGTATACCTTGTAGTGGTAAGAAATCCGCATATAATCTTTTGCTCCGGATAAGGAACTTTCCTTTTTTCGCCCTTTATTATCGAGATGAAATTCTGAAATTCACAATCGCGAATAGAAACCTCCCAACCATCTATAATGATGATCGGCATTGTCTTGCCCAGTATTTCGATAGTTTCCTGTACAAGGTTAAACTTTGATGCATAGTTGCTTTTGACCGGCAGCTTGGTAAAGGCAATTACTCGGTTGGTCTTTGATTTGTTTTTACGATCGTCAACAGGTGTGAAGGTGACTTCGTAATAAATACGTCCCTTCACAAATAGGGGTTTTATCTTCTGGACATAGTATTTATTGTTTCCAGCACCGCTGAATCTGGCAGGATAAAGTTCTATTTTTTCGGATATTTTGGTGTAGTACTCCTGCAGAGTATCATCTAAATGCAGAGGGAACTTGTATAGGTTGTGCAGTATCGTTATTCCGTAATACTGGCTGAGCAGACTCTTTGCTTCCAGCAAGTATTGGTAATACTTTAGCATCAATCTTTCTGAGCCGTCTTCATCCAGCGTGTATTGAGTAGTCACTACCTGTAAGAAACCACGGAATTTATATAAAGGACTAAGGTCGCTATTTATTTGAGCATATTCAACGGCCTTTTCTATATTTTCGTCGGTAGCTGGAATATCTGAACCATTGACATAAAACTTGAGCATGATTTGGTTCACGAACTTCATTAGCTGCTCAAGGATATCCTGAGATATCGCACCGCGGGATGAGCCGTCTATCTCATCAAGGTGTCTGCAGATCACATTGTCAATTTTTCTGATGGAATCATCGATTGACGGCACTCCAATTCTCCTTTCTCAAGTTTAATATTCTCCATCATTCCAATCATCAATAAATGCATCATATGGGAATGATCCGGCAAATGATTCTGGATGGAGTTTTACATATAAATTTCTGATTTTGCTTCTGTTAATTTTATGAGAAGAAATATTATCACCGTTGGTTAGATAATCATTGCTGATATTATTCAACTCACCGAGGAGGCCAAAAACGTAAGATTTCAAAGATGGGTCCTGAAAATGATCTGCCTTTGAACTCCATTTTGTTTTATAAAGATCCTGTATTTTACAAGGCAAAGTCATGTCGATCAATGAAGCGGCATAGTTCTCTCCGATTAGAGCCATCATTATTTCATCGTAATCCGAGGCGAACTCTTGAAGCAGCGGTTTGTCCTCTGGAGAATATGGAAAATCAGCAGAGGACTGTCCGGAGAGGGATTTCCCATCTAACTCATCAGCCAGATTCTCAATCGCCTTGCCCATGACATCAGCCAACACCTGACCAGCTGCAAGTATCTTTTCATTTATTCTTTGGGTTGGAGTTTTCCCCGGAGTTTCGGGAGCAGGATTATCCGCCTTTGTCTCGTCAGATTCCAATTTGACATTAACTGTGATGGTTCGAGTGATAGAGTCACCAACATGCCCATTGTATTTCCACGGAGACTTGGGTCCGCTCTGAATATGCCATGCTTCAAATGTTGGACGCCCCTTGGTGTTGTCAGGCCTTTCGTTGAGAATAAATCTAAGAACGGAAAGCAGGAAAATAGGTAGATCCACTTCCGTGATACTATCGAATTCATCTTTTGGAACTTCGTAATCTGATGAAATAGAAAAGTAAGTACCAGGAAGAATCTCTGCATCATTCTGTATCACTTCAAAAAGCGCCTTTACAAACCATTCTGAACGTTGCTCATTTATAAATCTGTTAATGAACTCTGACATTCTAACTAGAATGCCGGAGTTATTTTTTTTAAGTGAATCATTAAAGGCGTCAATGACGGCGGATTCTGTAAACGGGATATATGTAGGTCCATATTCCTGACAGGTTTTAAACTGAGTGGTGGCTTTTCCAAAAGTCTTGCCCTGACATGGAACAAAACTATCGCCAGTAACGATTTCGACTAATCCCATCATTAAGTCTGTATCGTTCAGCCCATCTGATCCGCTATTACATCTGTTCCTTGCCTTAGTCCGTGTTTTTCTTGCCTGAAGAAGTAATGAGAACAGAATCCCACCACACAGGTAAGGCACTTGATCTGGGGTCATCTCTATAACCTCCTTAATTTAGTAACCTTAGAAAGCTTAGAAGGGGAAAATCAGGACTTTCCGCCTGTTGACGGGAACCTTAGCCACTATAGGTTAGTAAGTGATGATAGTTATGGAATCTGCTGAGGATGAAAATCCAACTATTGTTGTCCATTCTATCATGATTGCTTGAATTTATCTACTGTGAATGTGTGAATACAGTTTGTGAACGGGTTCGATTAGTCGCAAACGCAGAATTAATATTCAGGCATGAATGACTGCCCTGAGTAAGGCGCTAAACTGCTTTCCCCGAAATCGGCTCACCTTCTTCGTGGCCACGAGGTGTGTTCGTAGCTGACGGATGGGAGAACTTAATAAGGAAAGTGCCAGCTTACGAACGGCTGGTCACCGAAATGAAGCGGAGATATCCGCAGAGGTGACCGTCTTATGGAAAACAGAACTGGCAAAGCATATCGGCTGTCTCCGCTTCGGTTTTTTGACCGAAAGGAAACAGCGATATGGAGCTTAAGATCCGTTATGAGAACGAGATGCAGACAATCGTCCTGAATGATCAGGAAACAGAGCAGTTATGGGTCAGCCTGTCGATTGAAGATGAAGGGCTGTCTCAGCAGGAGCGCGAACAGCGCATCCAGGAGGTATGGGAAGAGAAGGTTAACAGGCCGGAATACAACATCTGGCACCGTGAGACACGTCACATCGACCCGACCCCGAAGAGAAAGCGCATGGACGGAAGACGCGGCTATATTCAGGGAGATCCTGATGATGCGGCTTTCGATATCATGGATTATCTTCTTACAACGTCTGGCCCGGAAACACACATGGAAACTTCTGAATATGAGGAATTGTGTTCATGGGTGCGGCAGGTTTTGCAGCGAAAGCCGGAATGGGCTGATGCATTTATCGCCGTCCGGCTTAATGGGGAGGCTATCCGAGGGTATGCCGGAAGGATTGGAGCAGATGAAAACAGCATTACCCAGAAACTGAAACGCGCGGAGCGGAAGCTCCGGGAAGCATATCCGGAACGGAAAGCGAGGAACATGGCATGAAGAGAGAAGAAAGAGAAAACTGGATTAACACTATTGAGAGTTGCGCTGACCGTATCACGGAAGAAATTGGATATGAGACTGTTGCGTTCGTTCTGGGCAAGTATGGGGCAAACAGTATTGAGACTTTGAGCCCTGAAGACTATAGCGAAGTGTTCAGTGAACTATACGCGATAGAAGCGGATTTGAAATAATTCTGCGAAAACGTCAGATTTGACCTCCTGCCGAGGCTACCTGTTAGAGGGTAACCTCGGCAAATTCTTTATAAGGAGGATGTTTGAGATGATTGATTTCAAAAACTCGGAAGGCTATCCGGATCCGACGCCATACTCGGCAGTCAGGGAGGCGGAGGTAAAGACAAGGCCGCCGTATATGCCGCTTGTGTATATCTGCAGCCCTTACAGATCAGATCCTGAAGCAAATACGGAAAGGACGCGGAAGTTCTGCCGCTTTGCACTGGATCAGGGGCAGATACCGCTGGCAGCGACGCTTATGTTTCCCCAGTTTATGGATGAAAGTAAGCAGGATGAAAGGGAACTGGCGATATTCATGGACATTGTACTCATGGGAAAGTGCCATGAGGTCTGGGTTCTGGGTGACACGGTCACAGAGGGCATGGCGGTGGAGATTGACAGGGCGAAGAAACGCAGGCAGTCGATCAGGTACTTCAACAGTGAATTCCGGGAGGTGAAGGCATTATGAGGGACCTTGCGATTGCTTACGGCAACAACCGGCAGGCAAAGACCTGGGTCAACAAGACCGTCCGGTATGAGGATCTGAAGGAGCGGCTTAAGGTGACGATCCGGACAACGGAGTCTGCTGAAGAGTACGCCAAGATGGGTAAAGCCCAGAAGGACGCTGCGAAGGACCACGGTGGCTTCGTCGGCGGGGTGCTGAAGGGCGGCAGACGGAAGATCGAGACAGTAGCATCCCGGTCCATGATCGCCCTGGATGGAGACAGGATCACGAAGAAATTCCTGGATGACTTTGAGACTATCACGCCTTATACGTCCTGCCTCTATACCACCCACAGCAGTACGGAAGAAGAGCCGAGGGCAAGGATGGTGTTCCCCCTGACCCGGGACGTCACGCCGGAGGAGTTTGTTGCCGTGGCACGATACCTGGCCCAGATACTGGGCATCGACTACTTTGACGAGTGTTCCTATCAGCCGAACCAGCTGATGTATTGGCCGTCCTCACCGCAGAACGGCTTATTCGTGTTTAAGGAAGCGGAGAAGGATTGGCTTGACCCTGACGAGATCCTGTCAGCGCATCCGGAATGGACGGACCCGACAAGGCTTCCCACATCATCCCGGGAGAGCAAGGCAAACTCCGCGAGGCAGAAGAAGGTTGCCGACCCTCTTACAAAGGAAGGGCTGGTCGGTGCTTTCAACAGGACATATTACCCTGTGACGAAAGCACTGGAGGTTTTCCTGCCGGATGTATATGAGCCGACAGAGAATGAGAACCGCTGGCACCTGATCACCTCCGGCAGCGTGGCCGGCGTGGAGATCAAGGATGACCGGTTTGTTTATTCGCATCATGCGACGGACCCTGCATACCTCCGGCTCTGCAATGCCTTTGACATCGTCCGCGTCCACAAGTTTGGGGATTTGGATGAGAAGGAATCCTATAAGGCCATGTGCGATTTTGCCTCACAGGATGAAAGCGTGAAAGGACTTTTGGCACAGGAGCGTTTTGAAGAAGCGGAGCAGGATTTTGCGGATGGCGGGGACTGGATGAAACAGCTGAAGTATACGAAGCGGAGCGGTGAGCTGGAGAACAGCGCGTGGAACCTCCGGCTGATCCTGAACAACGACCCGAGGCTCAAGGGCATCGTATTTAACCAGCTGGCGGACGGGCTGGAGATCAAGGGGGAAGTGCCGTGGAAGCATCCGGCGAAATACTGGAGGGATGCGGACGATGCACAGCTGGTCTGTTACGTGGAAGACCATTATGGAGTCTTCTCACAGCGGAATTACGATGTGGCCGTGACAAAGGTCACCGATGACAGGGGCTACCACCCGATCAGGGAGTATTTTGAAAAGCTTCCTCCCTGGGACGGGATTCCCCGGGTGGATACGCTGCTCATCGATTACCTCGGGGCTAAGGACAATGCCTATGTCCGTGCCGTGACGAGGAAAGCACTGTGTGCGGCATACATGCGGGTCTACCATCCGGGCATCAAGTTCGATTACATCATCGTGCTGAACGGAGGCCAGGGGATTGGCAAATCGACGCTCATCGGTATGCTGGGCATGGAGTGGTTCTCCGACAGCCTGGCACTTTCCGATATGAACGACAAGACGGCGGCGGAGAAGCTGCAGGGGTACTGGATCCATGAGATCAGTGAGATGGCCGGCATGCGGAAGGCCGATCTGGAGAAGGTCAAGGCCTTCGTATCGCGCCGGGATGACAAGTACCGCGCCTCATTCGGGAAACGGGTTGCGCCTCATCCGCGCCAGTGCATCTTCTTCGGGACCACGAATGCAGAGAACGGATACCTCCGCGACGTTACCGGAAACCGCCGTTTCTGGAACGTTAAGGTGAGCGGTGAAGGGAGATACAAGCCATGGAATCTGACGCAGGATACTGTGAACCAAATCTGGGCGGAAGCGGCAGTCCTTGCAAAAGAAGGGGAAGATCTGTTCCTTGACCATACGCTGGAAGCATTTGCCAATAAGGAACAGCGTGAGGCGATGGAGCAGGATGACCGTGAAGGGCTGGTGCGGGAATACCTCGACATGCTTCTCCCTAAAGGCTGGGATGATATGGATGTTTACCGTCGGCGTGACTATTTCCGGGATCCGTCCGATCCTACAAGGCCGGAAGGCGTGAGGAAGCGCATGGAGGTCTCCAACATCGAGGTCTGGTGCGAATGCTTCGGTAAGCCGAAAGAGGATATCCAGCCGAAGGACAGCTATGCCATCGCGGCAATCATGAAGCGTCTGGAGGACTGGGAGAAGTGCAAGGAGCGGAAGAGCATCCCGATCTATGGGCAGCAGCGGGTCTATACCCGGAAGGGGTGATAGACAACCCGGAATCGTTAGACAAGCCGAAAAAGGTTGTCTACGCACAGGGAGGTTGTCAAGCCCCATAAACACTGGATTTTTGAAGTTATGACAGACAAGACAAGTATTTCTATATTAGACGAAATCATATTTAAAAAGGGTTATTGCACACGTCATACACGTAATTCGCGCGTATAGGGAATTTGGCTACTTGTCTGTCATCTTGTCTATCAGGAGGAATAAAAATGTTAGATAGAAAAGAACGGACGCTGGAAACATACATGGAAGCAGGGGCGGAAATGAGGCTCTTCAAAACGCTGGGGAGTAAGCTTGCCGTCGATATCAGCAAGGTGCTGTCTGCACCGGATCAGGATATGCTGCTCCGGGCACTGGGAAAGATCGACAGGGTCTGTTCCAGGGCGGAGGATAACATGTTCCATGACCATCCGGAGCTTTCGAACCAGTACATTGACGTGTTCTACGGGAGTACGGATGAAGAGCCGCGGAATGAAGTGGATAAAAAGATCATTGAAATGGCAAAGGAGGCTGCCGATGGACTCTTTAAGGGAAAGGGAGATTGAGAAGAAACTGGTGGCTTCAGTCAGGAATGCCGGCGGCCTTGCCCCTAAGTTTGTAAGTCCCGGATGGGATGGCGTGCCTGACCGCATCGTCCTTTTTCCGGGTGGACGGATGGGTTTCGTGGAGCTGAAGAGTCCGGGGAAGGTGATGAGACCCCTGCAGATGAGGAGGAAACGGCAGCTGGAGAACCTTGGTTTCAAGGTGTTCTGCGTGGATGGCGTGGAGCAGATTGCCGGCGTAATAGAAAAGATCAAAGATGGGAGGTGATGCCGAATGAAGTTCATAGCTCATGATTATCAGCGGTACGTGATCGACTACATCAAGGGTCATCCGGTTGCTGCGATTTTCCTTGACATGGGCCTCGGTTAGGAAAGACCGTCTGTACCCTTTCCGGAATATTCGACTTGTGTCTGGACCAGTTCCTGATCCGGAAGGTGCTGGTTATCGCACCCCTGAGAGTTGCCCGTGATACATGGCCGGCAGAGATTAAGAAATGGGATCATCTTTCCGGCCTGACGTACTCCGTGGCTGTCGGCAATGAAGCGGAACGGAGGGAAGCGTTTTCCCGCAAAGCAGACATCTACCTTATCAACAGGGAAAATGTGGACTGGCTGGTTACGAAGAGCGGGATCCCATTTGATTTCGATATGATCGTGATCGATGAGCTTTCCAGCTTCAAGTCACATCAGGCAAAGCGGTTCAAGAGCCTTCTGAAGGTCAGGCCTAAGGTGAAAAGGATCATCGGCCTGACCGGGACGCCTTCGCCGAACAGCTTGCTGGATCTCTGGGCTGAGTTCCGCATCCTTGATCTGGGGCAGCGGCTGGGGAGGTATATCACCCATTACCGGAATGCTTTCTTCAGACCAGATAAGAGGAACGGTGAGGTCATTTTTTCTTACAAAGCCCTTCCCGGTGCGGAGGAGCAGATCTATGAACGGATCTCTGATATTACGATCTCCATGAAGTCCTGTGATTACCTGCAGCTGCCGGAATGCGTGATGAATGAGGTGCCGGTATACATGGATGAGAAGGAAATGGAAGTCTATGACAAGCTCCGTGATGAAATGGTGGCCCAGATCAAGGGTAAGGAGATTGATGCGGTAAATGCTGCAGCCCTGTCCGGGAAACTGCTGCAGATGGCAAACGGTGCGGTCTATGATGAGGAGAAAAACAGCCTCCATATCCATGACCGGAAGCTGGAAGCACTTGAGGACCTGTTGGAGGGCATGTGCGGCAGGCCGGCGCTTATTGCTTACTGGTACCAGCACGATGCGGAGCGGATAAAAGGGCGGTTCGATGTCCGGGAGATCAAGACGTCGAAGGATATTGAAGATTGGAATGCGGGAAAGATTTCTGCGGCAATCATCCATCCCATGTCGTCGGGACATGGCCTAAACCTGCAAGCTGGGGGATCTACGCTCATATGGTTCGGGCTTACATGGAGCCTTGAACTCTACCAGCAGACGAATGCAAGACTGCACCGGCAGGGGCAGAAGGAAACGGTCGTGATCCACCACATCATCGCGAAGGGCACTATCGACGAGGACGTCATGAAAGCCCTCCGGAATAAGGAGAAGACCCAGGATGCTTTGATCAATGCGGTAAAAGCAAACCTGGAGGTGAGGCGATGACCCATCCTTATGAAGGACTTGCCAATGCGATAATCATTCAAGCCGTAAAGGATTACCGTGTGGCAAGGAAGAAAGCAAAATATCACCCGAAGAACAAAGAAGCAAAGCTCATGATACAGGATTGTGAGAGTTTCTTTCGTTCCGACTGGTTTTCAGCGCTGACCACTATTGATGGCCAGATGCTGCTTGAAAAACTGAAGGAGGAAGAAATCTCATGACAGCAAAAGAGTATTTACGCCAGGCATACCGCCTGGACCAGAAGATAAACAGTGACCTGGAAGAAGTGGCGGCACTTAGGGAAATGGCTTCAACTGTTTCCTCACCGCAGCTTTCGGAACGGGTCCAGACATCAAGAAACGGGGACGCCCCCTTTGTACGGTCCCTTGAGAAGATCATGATGCTGGAAGAGCGGATCAACCATGAGGTGGACCTGCTGGTCAGCCTGAAGGAGGAGATCCGTTCCGTCATAACGACAGTGGGGGATACGGATGAGCAGATGGTCCTGAAGTACCGGTACGTCCATAACTATACCTGGGAGCAGATCGGGAATGAGCTGCATGCGGACGCAAGGACGGTAAGGAGATGGCATGGATCGGCACTGATGCACGTAATCCTGCCGAAAAATCCGATCACGATCTGAAAAGCGCCCGAAATGTCCGCTTTTGTCCTAAGATGTCCACCCATATAATCTGATATAGTAAAATCAGCGAATAGCAAGATGAAACCAAGCCTCATGGGAGAGATCCCGTGGGGCTTTTACTATGTCCGGAAAGAAGGGGTATGGATGGCGGAGTATAAATCCTTTTATAAGACGGTCGGCGGCAATGAGGGAACGAAATGCCGTTACCCGACAAGGTTGGACAGCTATGGCTGCGGTTGCTCCCATAACTGCGAGTACTGCTATGCCAGATCGCTTCTGGAGTTCCGGAACCTGTGGCATCCGGAAGACCCGGCTGTTGCGGACATCAGGAAGATACGCAGGAAGCTGGATAAGGTTGAACCCGGAACGATCCTGAGGCTGGGAGGCATGACGGACTGCTTCCAGCCGATGGAGAGGAAACACAGGGTCACCTATGAAGTGATAAAAGAACTGAACAGGAGAAGGATCGGATACCTGATCGTCACGAAATCCGCGATGGCTGCGGATGACAAGTACATCGAAATATATGATCCGGAGCTTGCCCACATCCAGATAACCATTACGGCAACGGATGATGGCAAGGCGCTGGAGTATGAAAAGGCGAACACCATAACAGACCGCATCAAGGCAATCGAGAAGCTGCAGATGCATGGGCTGGACGTGGCGGTTCGCCTTTCCCCGTTCATACCGGAGTTCATAGACTTCGATATTCTGAACGGTATCCGGTGTGACAAGATCCTTGTGGAGTTCCTCCGGTGCAACAGTTTTATCCGTAGGACATTCCCTATCGACTATTCCGATTACACAGTGAAGCAGAGCGGATACTGGCACCTGCCGTTAGAAAAGAAAAGATACTGGCTGTCGAAGGTCTCCGGCTTCAGGGAGGTGACAGTCTGTGAGGATGAGTCTGAGGCTTATGAGTTCTGGAAGTGGAATGTGAACCATGATCCTGATGACTGCTGCAACCTCCGGAAGATTGTGAGGTGATAGGATGCCATATGCACCAAGGCGCGGATGCGCGTATGGAAACTGTAAGGAGCTGGCGGTATCCGGCAGCCAGTACTGTGAGGAGCATAAGAAGCTGGTAGACCAGCAGTACAACCGGTTCACGCGGACAGCTGATACCACGAAGAAGTATGGGCGCGTATGGAAGCGGATCAGGGACAGGTACGCAAGGGAGCATCCCCTGTGTGAGAGATGTCTGGCTGAAGGCAGGCTCACCCCGGTCGAAGAGGTGCACCATATCCTCCCTGTCTCTCAGGGCGGTACGCATGACAGGAACAACCTGATGTCCCTGTGCCAGTCATGCCACACTAAGATCCATCATGAACTTGGGGATCGGTAACCATAGACAACTGACAAGACAACCCCGGGGGGCGGGGCGAAATCTCTGAAAACGGTGCTTCCGGACAACGGCGCCCAGTGTCGAACAGAAAAATTGGAATTCAAACAGGGTATTAAGGGTCCCGGATAAGAAGAGGTGATCAAAGATGGCAAAGGACGGAACTGCCAGAGGTGGTGCGAGGGTCGGAGCCGGACGGAAACCGAAGGCGCTGGCCGATAAAGTCGCGCAGGGCATGACGGCTGATGTCCTCTCATTACCTGATCCGGCAGATTTTGAAGGCGTTGAAGTCCCGCCTGTTAAGGACTTCCTGAAGGCAAACCAGAAGAGCGGCATTGACCTTTGCGCTGAGGATGTCTTCAGAAGTACCTTCCTCTGGCTGAAGGAACGCGGCTGTGAGAGGTTCGTGAATACGCAGCTGATCGAGCAGTACGCGATGATGGTATCCCGTTGGGTGCAGTGTGAGACCTGTATCTCAGAATACGGTTTCCTTGCCAAGCATCCTACCACTGGAGCGGCGATCACAAGCCCTTACGTCACGATGAGCCAGAACTATCTGAAGCAGGTCAACCAGTGCTGGTTTCAGATATATCAGATCGTAAAAGAAAACTGTTCTGTGGAGTACGGCGGGGCAAATCCGCACGATGACCTGATGGAGAGGCTGCTGACTTCACGGAAGAAGACGGAATGACAAGGAGGCAGTTATGTATGAAAAGGTAAATCCCTCCCATCCGGACAAGCTGGCTGACAGGATCGCAGGGGCGCTGGTCGATTATGCCTATACCCTGAATGACGATCCGAAGATTGCGGTGGAGGTCCTGATCGGTCATGGAAAATGCCACATTATCGCGGAAACTTCGGAGCATATCCCGCAGTCCATAGCGGATGGGATCGTGAAAAGGATCGCCGGAGAATGTGAGACAGATTACCGCGAGGTCCCGCAGGATATCCATCTGGCGGATAACCAGAAAGGCAGCTTCCGATGCGGGGATAACGGAATTTTTAAAGGTGCTCCTGTTACGGATGAGCAGAAATATCTTGCTGACACGGCCCGAAGCATCTATGAGCGGTTCCATGCGGATGGCAAGTACATTCTGGATGTTGACCGGCTGATCATCTGTCAGAGCAATGCGTCTGCAGAAGAAATGAGAGGTTTGTATCCGGAGGCGGAGATCAATCCTATTGGGGACTGGACCGGCGGCACGGATGTTGATACCGGTGCCACGAACCGGAAGCTGGGAAGCGATATGGCGGACAGCGTGACCGGAGGCGGCCTTCACGGAAAAGACCTTTCCAAGGCGGACGTATCCGTAAACATCTATGCCTGGATGAAGGCACAGGAAACCGGCAAGACAGTAGAACTGTGCTGTGCGATCGGCGATGAGGTCATCGATGGAAAGCCATATTCTGAAATCGTTGAGCTGGCAAGGCAGTTTATCCGTTCCAGAGGCGGCTTTGAAAAGTTCGCTGAATGGGGCCTTATCTAAGGAGTGTGTGGAATGAAGTATGTAAAGAAAAAACTGACAGAGATCAGGCCGTATGACAATAATCCGAGGATCATAGACGATGCTGTCGATGATGTGGTGGAAAGCATCCGGCAGTGTTCTTATATCGCCCCGATCATTGTGGACGAGGATGGCGTGATCCTTGCCGGGCACACGCGTTACAAAGCGCTGCAGAAGCTTGGCTATAAAGAGTGCGATGTGGTCGAAGTAACGGACCTGACGGAAGAACAGAAAAAGAAGTACCGGCTTTACGACAACAAGACGGCTGAGTTCGCAAGCTGGGACCAGAAGAAGCTGAGTGCGGAACTGTCGGATGTGGATTTTTGCGGTTATGACTTCGGGCAGCCTGAAACGGCGCTCCCGGATGAAGAGGCCGGTGAAACGGGCAGGAAGACGATGACCTGTCCATGCTGCGGGGAGGTGTTTGAGGTATGAAGCTGGAAACACTGAAGCTTACGGATGTTTTTCCGTATGAAAACAATCCGCGTAAGAACGATGACGCGGTCAATGCTGTTGCGGAGAGTATCAAGCAGTGTTCCTACATTGCCCCGATCATCGTGGATGAGGGGCATGTCATCATTGCCGGGCATACCAGGTACAAGGCGTTGAAGGCTCTTGGGATTGCTGAAGTCCCATGCCTGATCTGTGATGGCCTGACTGAGGAACAGAAGAAAAAGTACCGGTACCTGGATAACAAGACCGGCGAAAAGGCAACGTGGGATCTCCTGAAGTTGGAAACAGAGCTGGAAGGGCTTGACCTTGAGGGCTTCGATTTCTTCGGGATGGCAGAAGACCTGACGGTGGAAACAGGTGCTGAAAGGGAGATCAGCGGTTCCACAGAGTTTGATACGGAGGTGTTCGGGGATGAAACGTTCAAATACCAGTGCCCGAAATGCGGTTTCCGGTTCAACTGAGTTCCCTTGGAACTGGAGGCTGACGGATCTGGAAGACAGGCCTAAGAACGGTCACACGGTCTTTTCCTGCTTCAGCTGCGGCGGAGGATCTTCGATGGGGTACAAACTTGCCGGCTATACAGTGGTCGGTAACTGTGAGATTGACTCCGATATGATGAAGATCTACAGGCAGAACAACCATCCGGAGCACAGCTTCCTCATGGACATCCGGGATTTTGTGAAGCTGCCGGATGAGGAGATACCGGAGGATCTGAAGCATCTGGATGTGCTGGACGGTTCCCCTCCCTGTTCGGTGTTCTCCATGGCCGGAAGCCGGGAGGACGGATGGAACGTAGAAAAGACCTTCCGAGAGGGGCAGGCAAAGCAGAGGCTTGATGACCTGTTCTTTTATTTCATCAAGGCAGCGGAGAAGCTGAAGCCGAAGGTGGTCATTGCCGAGAATGTGAAAGGGCTGATCAATGGCAACGCAAAAGGCTGGGTCAACCAGATCGTCCGCGCATTTGATGAGGCAGGGTACACTGTACAGGTTTTCCTGTTTAACGCAGCGCGTATGGGAGTCCCCCAGAAGAGGGAGAGGGTCTTCTTCATCGCCCACAGGAAAGACCTGAAGTATCCGAAGCTGACGATGGTCTTCAATTCAAAGCCAATCCCGTTCAGTGCTGTCAGGGAACCCTATGGCAAGGCGCTGCCGGAGAACAATCTGTCAGCAAGGCTGCTGAAGTACAGGATACCTTCAGACCGGTGCCTTGCGGATATCAATGAGAGGGTAACGAAGAAGAACAGCGGGTTTACATCGCCGATCAACCATGATGATGAACCGATACAGACGATTACTGCCGGGGGCTATTGCTTCCGGATGTGTGATGGCCTGCTGATGACGGATAAGGATATTGTCAGCTGCCAGACATTCCCGCAGGACTATGACTTCATGGACCAGAACGTTCAGTATGTCTGCGGCATGAGCGTCCCTCCGGTCATGATGGCGAAGATATCGGAGCAGGTTTACCGGCAGTGGCTTAAGGGGTGATGGATATGGGCCGAAGATTTTTGATCGACCGGGCTGAACTGCCCTATGACGCAATGGTGAATGACCCGTCATGGCTTATTCCGATTGATGAAGAAGGGGAAGAAGGTGACGATGATGCCGAAGAAGAAAAAATACAAACCATCGCAGTTCATGGCGAAGGCCTCCCATTATGACGAGGAAGCTGCCGACTATGCAGTGAACTTTATTGGATGCCTCTCGCATACGAAAGGAACCTGGGCGGGAAAGCCATTTGATTTGATCCCATGGCAGGAACAGATCGTCAGGGATATCTTTGGCATTTTGAAACCGAATGGGTACCGGCAGTTTAATACAGCATATATCGAGATTCCCAAGAAGCAAGGCAAATCTGAACTGGCGGCAGCAGTCGCACTTCTGCTTACCTGTGGTGATGGTGAGGAAAGGGCTGAAGTCTACGGATGCGCGGCAGACCGGCAGCAGGCTTCCATCGTTTTTGAGGTGGCTGCCGACATGATCCGGATGTGCCCGGCACTTAGCAAAAGGTGCAAGATCCTGGCGGCAACGAAGAGGATCATCTACCTTCCGACAAACAGCTTTTATCAAGTCCTGTCCGCAGAAGCCTATTCCAAGCACGGCTTCAACATCCACGGCGTCGTCTTTGACGAGCTGCACACCCAGCCGAACAGGAAGCTGTTTGATGTCATGACGAAGGGGTCGGGGGATGCCAGGATGCAGCCCTTATATTTCCTGATCACGACAGCAGGGACGGATACCCACAGCATCTGCTATGAGACGCACCAGAAGGCCGTGGACATTCTGGAGGGAAGGAAGTTTGACCCAACGTTTTACCCTGTGATCTATGGCGCCGAGGAGGCAGATGACTGGACAGATCCGAAGGTATGGAAGAAAGCGAACCCTTCACTGGGAATCACTGTCGGGATCGACAAGGTCAAGGCGGCATGTGAGTCGGCAAAGCAGAACCCTTCTGAAGAGAACAGCTTCCGGCAGCTGCGCCTGAACCAGTGGGTGAAGCAGGCAGTACGCTGGATGCCGATGGAAAAATGGGATCTCTGCAAGTTCCCCGTCAGCGAGGAAGAACTGGAAGGAAGGGTATGCTACGGCGGACTCGACCTTTCATCCACGACGGATATCACGGCTTTTGTGCTGGTGTTCCCTCCAGTGGATGAGGATGACAAGTATGTGATCCTTCCTTATTTCTGGATACCGGAGGACAACATCGAGCAGAGGGTTCAAAGGGATCACGTTCCATATGACATCTGGGAGCGTCAGGGATATCTCCAGACAACGGAAGGAAACGTGGTCCACTACGGCTACATCGAGAAGTTCATCGAAAGCCTGGGTGAACGGTTCAATATCAGGGAGATCGCGTTTGACCGTTGGGGAGCGATCCAGATGGTCCAGAACCTGGAAGGCATGGGCTTTACCGTGATCCCATTCGGGCAGGGCTTCAAGGATATGTCCCCGCCCACGAAGGAACTGATGAAGCTGGTTCTGGAAAAGAAGATAGCCCACGGAGGACATCCGATACTGAGGTGGATGATGGACAACATCTATATCCGTACCGATCCGGCGGGAAATATCAAGGCGGACAAGGCGAAGAGCACGGAAAAGATCGACGGCGCGATTGCCGCAATCATGGGACTCGACCGTGCGATCCGCTGCGGCAACGATACAGGTGAGAGCGTATACGATACCAGGGGACTCCTGGTGTTCTGAGGAGGAAGTTGATATGGGATTTTTTGAATGGCTGGGGATCAGCCCGAGGGATGCTCCCAATCTACCGGAAATCGAAGATAATCTCCGGGATTCCGGGCAGACATTTGTTTTTGGCAAAGCGGATTCAGGTGAGCGGGTGGATGAAAAGAGCGCAATGCAGATCGCTACGGTCTACGCCTGTGTGAGATTGCTTGCGGAGACGGTTGCAGGACTGCCCCTTCACCTATACAGGATGAAGGACGGGACAAACGCCAAGGAGCGGGCAACTGACCATCCTCTTTACAAGTTGCTTTACCGGCAGCCGAACCCGGAGATGACAAGTTTTTCTTTCCGGGAAGTGATGATGACAGGGCTGCTCTTGTACGGCAACTGTTACGCACAGATTATCCGGGATGGCAGGAATGAGATACTGAGCCTTTATCCGCTCCTTCCGGAGAATGTCGAAGTGGACAGGAATGAGAAGGGTGAGATCTTTTATATCTATCATGCCTATACGGATGAGAGGCCTGGGGAAACCAATAAAGATATCTACTTCCGGCGGGATGAAATCTTCCATGTCCCGGGACTGGGGTTCAATGGGCTTGTGGGTTTCTCACCCATTGCCATGATGAAGAACAGCCTTGGCACCACACTGGCAGTTGAGAAGTACGGCAGTGCATTCTTCAGAAACGGGGCACAGCCATCGGGAGTGCTTGAACATCCGGGAGTTTTAAAGAACCCGGAGAAGATCCGGGAAAACTGGTCAGATGTTTACGGCGGCCCGAACAATGCGCATAAGGTCGCGGTGCTGGAAGAGGGCATGCAGTACAAAGCGATCAGTCTTCCTCCGGAAGACAGCCAGTTCCTTAGTACACGCCAGTTTGGGGTGAATGAAATCTGCCGGATCTTCCGGGTGCCTCCGCATCTGGTCCAGAGCATGGAGCACGCCACATTCTCAAACATCGAGCACCAGAGCATCGATTTTGTCGTCCATACGCTGACGCCGTGGCTGGTGAGGTTTGAGCAGGCGATCATCAAGGACCTGTTGCTTCCGGGTGAACAGGATGATTACTTCCCAAAATTCAACGTGGACGGGCTTCTGAGGGGGGATTACCAGTCAAGGATGCAGGGGTATGCTACCGGCATCAGTAATGGTTTCCTGTCCCCGAATGACGTCCACCGCCTTGAAAACATGGACCTTATTCCTGCCGAGAAGGGCGGGGATGATTATTACCTGAACGGTGGCTATGTGAAGCTGGAGGATGCCGGAAAGAACATATCCGGGAATTCTGCGCAGCCGGATACCGGACAGACAAAGAACAGGAGGAAATGATGAAGAAGTTTTGGAACTGGATTCATGATGACAGCGGAGGCCGGGTGCTCCGTCTGGAGGGACCGATCGACGAGGAATCTTTCTGGGGCGACGAGATCACGCCTGCAGATTTCAGGGCGGAACTTGAAGCCGAGGAAGGGGATGTCACGGTCTGGATCAATTCACCCGGAGGAAACGTGTTTGCCGCGGCGGAGATCTATACGATGCTGAAGGAGTATGCCGGGGCAGTGACAGTGAGGATCGCTTCAATCGCAGCATCTGCGGCATCAGTTGTCGCAATGGCAGGAAACCGTGTTGAGATGTCCCCGACAGCGCTCCTGATGATCCATGACCCTTCAACCATAGCAATGGGAAACGCCAAAGATATGGAAAAGGCCATTGAGACGCTGAACGAAGTGAAGGAGAGCATCATCAATGCCTACGCTGCAAAGTCAGGCCTTCGCCACAATAAGATCGCGGAGCTGATGAGCAACGAGACCTGGATGAATGCGAAGAAGGCCGTGGAGCTTGGCTTTGCGGATGCGGTCCTATATGAAGGCAAAGCACTTGAACCCAATGAAGACGGGGAGGCTGATAAGGCCGGACCGGTCACGGTGGAGGCGCGGATGTATTCAAGCCGGATGATGGACCAGGCGATCTTGAACCGTCTGAAGGTAACGGATATCAAAGTAAACGAACCACAGTCTGACCCGGTGATCGGGATGGACGGGAAAACTGAAGATGGGGCTGTTCCCTATCAGATCTTAAGAAACCAGCTGGAGTTCCTCAGATGAGGACCCCGGCTTTTTTCATGCAATCAATTACTTTCATGGAGGTAAACCACAATGAGTAAGATTATCGAACTGCGTAATAAGCGTAATACCCTCTGGGAGCAGACAAAGGCTTTCCTTGAGGAACATCGTAACGAAAATGGGCTGGTCGAGGCCGGCGCCGTTGAGACCTACAACAAGATGGCAGCAGATGTGAAAGCCCTGGGTGATGAGATCCAGAGGCTGGAAGACCAGATGGAGATGGATGCGAAGCTTTCTGCAGCTACATCTGTTCCCGTACATGCTGACCCGAAGATGGGGCAGAAAAAAGGCATCATTCGTCCGACCGCAACAGCGGAATACAACGAAGCCTTCTGGAACATGATGCGCGGCAACAACAGCCTGGAAGTTCGTGACGCCCTTTCCGTGGGTGTGGACCAGAATGGAGGCTTTACAGTACCGGATGAATTTGAACGTCAGCTGGTACAGGCACTGGAGGAGAACAATATCTTCCGTTCTCTTGCCAAGACCATCCACACGAATTCCGGCACCCGTACCATCCCGATCGCGACCGATTCCGGCTCTGCATCCTGGATCGAGGAAGGCGCGGCCATTCAGGAATCCGACATGAGCTTTGCACAGGAGACGCTGTCTGCCTACAAGCTGGGCTGCATGATCAAGGTCAGCAATGAGCTGCTGAATGACTCTGCTTTCGATATCGCGGCACATATTGCCCAGCGCTTTGGCGTGCGTTTTGGTAACGCGGAGGAGGATGCCTTCATCAACGGCACCGGTCCTTCTGCCAATCCCCAGACCACCCCGAGCCAGCCGACCGGTATCCTGACAAGCTTGACGCCGAGTGCAGGAAATACCACAGCAAATGCCCAGACGGTCCATTTCGACAACATCTACAAGCTGTATTACAGCCTGAAGTCCCCGTACCGCAGAAAGGCTGCGTTCCTCTGCAATGAGACGCTCCTCCTGCAGCTGATGCTGCTCAAGGACAAGAATGACAATTACATCTGGAAGCCGGGCCTTGAGGTCGGCAAGCCTGATACCATCCTTGGCCGTCCGATCTACACTAGCGGATACATGCCGGCGATCACCGGAAATGCAACCCAGGACAAGAACAAGAAGGTCCTCCTGTTCGGTGATTTCAGCTACTACTGGATCGCAGACCGTCAGAACCGTACCCTCAAGCGCCTGAATGAACTCTATGCAGTGACCGACCAGGTTGGCTTCATCGGTACCCAGAGGGTGGACGGCAAGCTGATCCTGCCGGAGGCAATGCAGGTCATGGCCCTTGGCACCGGTACGGCAAATACCGGAGCCTGATAAGGAGGTGGCTGGTCATGGCATTGATTTCACTTGAGGAAGCCAAGGGGTATCTCAGGGTGGATACAGGGGATGAGGATGCCATGATCGGCATCCTTTTGTCTTCTGCCGGAAGGCTGTGCGCGGATGTGGCACGGCTGACGGATGAGCAATGGGATGCGGTCAATTCTGATACGGAAGACGCTTCCCTTAGTCCTCTCAGGGAAACGATGAAGGTGGCGGTGCTTTATACGCTGGGATATCTCTTCGAGCATCGGGAGGACGCTGACCATCATGACCTGGTGCTGACGCTCCGGTCAATCCTGTTTGCCATCCGGGAGGGGGTGGTTTGATGAACATCGGGGCTTTACGTACAAGGATCACTATCCAGAAGAACGAGACCGTGGTGGACAAATATGGGAACCATAAGTCTGAGTGGGCTGATTACTTCAGATGTTGGGCAACGGCAGTAACAAGCGGGCTTTCCTCAAAAGAAGGGGAAGCTGCAGCCCATACGGTTGAGACAGACAGGCTGGATATCACGGTCAGGTATTCGTCAGAGACAGCGGCGGTGGATCCAAAGGGATACCGCATAATTTTGGGCGGACGGATCTACAACATCCTTTCTATTGACGAGATGGGTTTTAAGCACAACAGCCGGAAGATCCATACGGAACTAACGGAGAGGTGATCCAATGGGGAAGAAAATACAGATCGACCAGCTCGCGGAGGCCGTGAATGAGCAGCTGCAGGAATACAGCAGGCTCTCCGCGGATGTGGTGAAAAACGCGGTTACGAAGGCCGGTAATTCCGTTAAGAAGGATATCGGGGCAAACGCTCCGAAGAAAACGGGAAGATACGCAAAGAGCTGGCGTACGAAGAAAACAAAAGAGACCTCAACGGCACTGGAAGTGACAGTGTATTCGCCGACCCGGTATATGCTGGCCCATCTGCTGGAGCACGGCCATGCCAAGCGGGGCGGGGGCCGTACTAGGGCTTTCCCGCACATTGCACCAGCCGAAAGGACAGCGGAGGAGGTGCTTCTCCGTGATATTGAAAGGGGCCTGAAAAATGGATGAATTGATGGAGATCATGAAGGAGACCGGGCTTCCCTTTGCCTATGACCATTTTGCAGAAGGGGAATCTCCGGACCCTCCGTTTATTACGTTCCTCCTTCCCGGGAGCAACAACTTTTCTGCTGACGGGAAGGTATACCTGAAAATCAATGAGGTGCATATCGAACTTTACACCGATGAGAAGAATCCGGAAACGGAGGCACTGGTGGAGGACGTTCTGGATGCCCATGAGATTTTCTATGACAAAACCGAAGTCTGGATTGAGAGCGAGAAGCTCTATGAAGTCCTGTATTCATTTGAAAGTGAGGCTTAAACATGGGTAATAAAGTCAAATACAACCTGAAGAATGTTCATGCTGCCAAGCTCACCAAGAGCGACGACGGCACTTTTTCTTATGCAGCACCGAAGGCTATCCCCGGTGCTGTCAGCATTTCCCTAGACGCTGAGGGTGATTCCTCACCGTTCTATGCGGATGGCATCGTGTATTTCCGCTCCAACTCCAACAACGGTTATTCCGGCGATCTGGAGATGGCGCTGATCCCGGAGTGGTTCCGCACCGAGATCCTCAA